TTGTGTGCTGATGGGGCGAGAGGTCCAAACATTTTGAGGGTCGAAATTTCTCCTCAAGATGCAGATTATACTCTACCACTTAAGTCATGGAAATATCACACTGACCAAGATATTTTGCCGGTATGGGCGAATGTGGAAAACGATGAAAAACGTACTCGATTAGCTCTCAAGACGTGGAAAAAATATCACTGCTGCTCCCAAAAGGGGCAAAATCTAGTTGGTGGTTTTAGAGTGAACCAAGTCGGTAGCAAAAATACCACCCAAAAGGCTGGTTCTGATTCCACCCAAACGGCTGATGACTATTCCACCCAAACGGCTGATGACTATTCCGCCCAAAAGGCTGGTTATAATTCCACCCAAAAGGCTGGTTTTAATTCCACCCAAACGGCTGGTTTTAATTCCACCCAAACGGCTGATTCTCATTCCACCCAAACGGCTGATTCTCATTCCACCCAAAAGGCTGGTTATAATTCCACCCAAAAGGCTGGTTTTAATTCCACCCAAACGGCTGATTCTCATTCCACCCAAACGGCTGATTCTCATTCCACCCAAAAGGCTGGTTATAATTCCACCCAAAAGGCTGATTCTCATTCCACCCAAAAGGCTGGTTTTAATTCCACCCAAACGGTTGGTAATAATTCCATCCAAAAGGCTGGCGACCATTCCACCCAAACGGTTGGTAATAATTCATACCAAAAAGCCGGTTTGAACACCGTACAAATTACTCGATGGAACGACCAAGTTGCTTCGCGTATAATTGACGTAAACACAGCTAATCAATGGTTTCACGTCGAAAATGGACAATGGAGATTGTGTACAGAAGAAGAAGTTGTAAAATTAAATTCAAAGTGATAGTGGAGCCAAAACTATGAAATTGAAAGATTTTGAAAACATATTGAAATTATTAACCGAAAATAACCATAAATATCATCAATTATATAAACTTGGTGTTGATATTATTGGGTTTAATGAAGATTTATATAAGGTTATTAATATACTTTTAAAGAATATTTATGGAACAGAAGGTAAGGGATGGATAGAATGGTATCTTTATGAAAAACTCAATGATCCGACATTAGATGCCTTTGACGAAAATCAACAACCAATATGTTATGACGTTAAATCTTTATGGGAGTATGTGGAAAAAATAAGAAAGGAAAATCATAAATAAAAATTCAAAAATTAGTATAGAGACCATGATAGATATACCATTGTGGAATATATTAGATGGTTTTAGCGCATTATCACCAAAAGACATATATAAAATTGTTGATATAATAATAGATGACTATTGTAGTGAAGATGAAATTAGAAATATATTAACTAAATTAAATAAAAAATATAAAACAATTATGAAGGATGAATAATAATGCCATATGTTAAGCAAAACTATAGAAAGTTGGTTGATGATACAATTGATGATTTATGTATGACGATACTGGAAAATGTACCAATAGAAAAGGTAGATGGTGTAGCTAATTATATTATTACTCGTATAGTTATAACATTATTGAATAAAAATTCATATAGTTCAATGTCTGATATAATTAAAACGTTAGAATGTTCAAAACTGGAAATTTATAGACGATTAATAGTACCATACGAAAAAAAAGCGGCAGAAAAAAATGGGGATTTAGAAGAATTTCTATAGGAAAAGCGTAAATATGAAATTAATTAAACCATATTATGAAATTTTAACAGATATTCATAAAGATCAAATTTTTAAAACTATTGAACAATATGGCAGGATTTGTTACAAATCAGAAAATCGTATTACTGACGATAGTTCTACAAATTTTGTTGGAATGTTGTTAAACAGAAACCATCTTGGACCACTAGAACATGTTTTATTAACTATAAAATTTGTAATTCCACGCGGAATTTCGCATGAATTAGTAAGACATCGTATTGCTAGTTATCTACAAGAATCAACTCGTTATGTAAATTATAAAAATTCACATATTACATATATCATTCCACCGTGGATTAATATATCTGAAGGTGAATATACTGATAGTAGTAATATGCCTAAATATTTGTCATTAATTGATAAAGAATGGTTTAATTATTTATTATCAAATGAAAAAGAATATAATATTTTCATAGAAAGTGGGTGGACCCCACAACAAGCTAGGGGGGTTTTACCTCTTGATTTAAAAACAGAGGTTGTAACAACAATGAATTTAAGAGAGTGGAGATATATGTTAGAATTAAGAACGTCTAAGGCTGCCCATCCTCAAATGGTAGAGATTATGACACCGTTGACTAAAGAACTTCAAACTAAAATACCTTTAATTTTTGATAATATTAAATTATCTAATAAATAATGAATAATTCCAATTTACAAATTGTGCCGGTGGCGGATATGCCAAAATATTCTAAACATGTGAAAGATTCACCTAAAAAATTATATAAAAAATTTATACAATTAGAAAATTTGTGTCGATCTTTAAAAGGGTCTGGTTTATCAGCTACACAAGTTGGTTGGCCATTAAACATGTATGTAATATGTAAAAATAACAATACTTGTGATTATTTTTTTAATTGTGAATATTATCCTATAGGTGATATTACTATTGCTATTAAAGAAAAAATACTATATACAGAAAGTTGTTTATCCTTACCAAATAAATATTATCATGTATATAGATTTAATAAAATCAAACTAACAGGTAAAAGATTAGTTAATATGAATGGAACATTTTCAATTATTAGTGTAAACTATATAGTATCAGATAATTGGAGTCAAATACATCAGCACGAAATAGACCACGCACATGGTATATTAATATCTGACATAGGTAAGGTCGTTTTTATTTAATGAAAATTTTATTATTTATTGTATTATATAATGTATTATTTATATCTTCTGTATTTGCACAGTGGATTACAGAATCACCTAAATATATTCCAAAACCTGATAATATATTAGATGATATATCTTCACATATGTCGAGTTCTCCTAGTGAATACGATAATATCCATGAGTGTACCCACGCTTTAAATGCTGATCTAAGAAATAGATATCCACTAAATCATCAACCAGTAAATTGTTTTTATGTATTAAATAATACTTTTGTTAGACTTATCGAACCGCCTATAACATTAACATATGTAGCACAACACGTACCGACATCGTTACGTAAGTCTATATATGGCCTATACTTACAACAAGCAGCATCTTCGTGGAATAATCAACCACTATATATTTTTGATGAATTCATATCTTATATTAATGGAACCAAAGGATATTTAGCGGATCAACAATATACATCTGCAAAACACTCTTTAAAATGCGCATTAGAATTTATAAGTTATTCGTTAGTGTTAGTATCATGTTTACCACCCACATATAATGATAATTTTTTAAAAAGCTTTGTTGAATATACATGTGACGAATGTGTAACACTATATAAGACATGTAAGAAATTAAACTTATTGAGTGACTCCGATAAAACTTATTTTTCAGATATAGATAATAATCCATCGTTAAAATCTTTTTGTATATCCTACTTTGGTCCAGAATGGTATAACGACACAATTTTAGAACAAATAAACAAACCCAAGTTGCAGCTTCCACATAAAAAACTAAATTATTCTACAGGAGGATTTTTGTAATGTCAAAATTAATTGTTGAAGTTGTTAAAATCAAGTCAATAGACCTACACCCACATGCGGATCGGTTAGAAATTCTTTCCTTTGTGAATAATAGTTGGACAACAATAGTCAAAAAAGATCAGTTTAAAATTGGTAATCTTTTAATATTTATTCCGCCAGATAGTATTTTAACAGAAAGATTACATACTCAATTAGGTATTACTAATTATTGTGGTGAACTACCCAAAGGAACCGAATGGAACACTAAAAACTGTAGAAAAGTAAAGGCTACAAGATTAAGAGGGGTCGCCTCATATGGCACCGTTTGTAGTTTGATAGATGTTCAAACATATGTTGGGCACCGTTGTGCTTTTTATGAAGGTTATGATGTTGCCCATTTGTTAGATATAGAAAAATGGGAACCACCAATTAAGTCAATCGTTGGTGACGCCGAAAGAGATAGTCCACAGTTTCACAAGTACACAGATATTGAAAATATTAAGAACTATCCAAATGTGTTTAATAAAGATGATGTGATTGTGATAACTCAAAAAATCCACGGCCAAAATTTTAGAGTTGGTTATTGTTTAGATACTATAGATAACCAGTGGAAGTTTATGGTTGGTAGTCATAATTGTCGTAAAAAAGAATTTGATAAAGATGGTAATAAATCTTCTTTTTGGCATCCTTTAGATTGGTATCCACAAATTAAAGATGTATTATTAACTCTGCATAAAGCCTCAGAAGAACCAGTTATTATGTTTGGTGAAATTTTTGGTTGGGGTGTGCAAGACTTACACTACGGTCTACCACTAAATAAAAAAGATATGAGAATATTTGATATTTCAATAGGTGGAAAATATATGGATTTTCATCCAGCTTTTGAAATATGTAAATCAAATAATATTCCTTATGTACCAGTTGAGTATGTAGGTTTATATAGTGATCAAATTGTAGAAGATTTTACAAATGGTAGTGCTTTTGCTTATTCTGATAACGATGTTTTCAAACAGAAAGAGGGAGTTTGTATTAAGACAATAATAGAACAAGATAGATGTCCTGTGGGAAGGCTCATAATGAAGAGTGTGTCTGTGGACTATCTTAATCGTCGTAACCCGGTCGATAATTAAGAAGATATAAATATGATAAAACTATTAACTAATCGTGAAATGGAACTATTAAGAGTAGCTATTAATTTAGAAGAAGAATTAGATAAATGTCATCCAGACATAGGTATGGGGCCTTCTCGTATAGATATAGCTAAAAGAGTTGTGAATAAACTTTCTTTTAAAATTGATGAAGATGATATTGCTGAAATATGTGAAGATATTACTGGTTCATAATTTTTTCTTGACTTTTTAAAGATTTTGGTGTATAATATAATGTTCTACCAAATCAATTTTATATATATACCTTCTAGTAATCGGTTTTCAGGTAGAACAAATCGGTTATGACGAAGGTTTTTTATTGTTTTAGGAGTTTTTTATGAAAAAGGTTAAACTATTAGATACTTTTGCTGGTATTGGAGGTTTTCATTTAGGAGTAAAACAAGCCTGTGAAGAACTCGGTATTGATTTTGAATGTGTGGGAGCTATTGAATTTGATAAACACGCTCAAGAAACATATAGAAATAATTTTCCAAATACTCCGTTATTAGGACAGGAAGTTGGTGGAGATATTACCAAAATAGATTTAACAAAATTACCAGAACATAATTTGTTGTGTGGAGGATTTCCATGTCAACCATTTTCACAGGCTCGTAAAAATAAAGAAAAAACAGTAGGTTTAAATGCTGAATGTGGTGATGATCGTGCATATTTATACTCATATTTATGTAAAATTTTAAAGATTAAACAACCGGAAATGTTTATTTTTGAAAATGTTCCTGGTTTATTAAAAGAAAAAAAGAATAACGAAACAACATTATTTATAGAAAATATTGTTAATGATATTAAACAGTGTGGATATAGTGTACAATATAAAGTTTTAAACTCTAAAGACTATAGTGCTCCACAAAATCGTGAACGTGTTTATTTTGTTGGATATAGAAATGATATTAGTTTAAATAAACCGTTAATATTAGACCATATACCAAAATCTCTAAACCCAAAATTCATTATAGATATTCTAGAAGATGAAAAGAATATAGATAAAAAATACTATTTAGAAAATCTATGGACTAAAAACAATAAAATACAACAAAATAATCCTGGCACTAAATATGAGGCACTTTTAAAATCATATAATAATTCTAAAAAACCACATCCGACAACCACACAACACAAGGTTGTACAAACCGCCGTTATTCTTAATGATACTCCATCTAATGTGTCCAGACAGGGTGAAAGAGTATATTCTTGTTTTGGTTTATCTCCTACTTTAACTTGTACTATACGTACTAATATTAGTTTGGATGATAAAAATCCTGTTATTATGAGACAATTAACGCCGAGAGAATGTGCTAGAATACAATGTTTTCCAGATAGTTTTAAATTACCAATAAAAGACGGAAATTCTTATAAACAATTTGGTAATGCTGTTTGTGTTAATGTTATTAATCAATTAGGTCAATATCTATTAATAAATTTATTATAATAATTATGTCAAAAACACTTATTGAATGGATCGACACATATAAAGATGATTTATGTAATTTTAGATTATATCAACAATATATTAAAGATATATATAAATTAAATAAACCAGAAGATAATATGTATAATAATGGCTATATCAGAGATATGTTATTAGTAAAATATAATAATATATGGGATATATATGAAGATCATTTAAATAATTTTAATGGTACAAAAGGAGATATTTTATATAAACCTACTAATCAAATAGTAGAACTTAAAACAGTAATAAATAATAATATATTTAATAAGGCTTTTAAAACATTGTGGGTATGTTCTTTAAGTGGTAAAATGAGACAAGTACCAGATTATATATGTATAACAGCACTTAATATAACTATACACATAAAAAGTTTTCAAATTAGTATTATAAATCCAAAAGATAAAAATAGTTTTAAAATTACCACTCTTAAAAATAGACAGTATATTTATGATATAATACCTTGTTATACATATAATAAAGATATTTCTAATATTATTAAAAATAAAAAAGACTTAGAACAAATTCAATATAAGGTTATACCAAAAAATATGTATGAAGTATATAAACCTTTTACTGATGAAATAAACACATTACCTAATTGTTCGTTAGAAGTTTTAAATAATTACTTAAAAAAAAAGGAAAAAACCATGACTTATGTAAACCAATATAATTGGACACCAGAAGAGTTTATTACAGCTTGGGAAACATCAAATAATATCATAGAGGTACAATCGAAACTAAATGTAACAACAACTAAAATTTTAAATTATAGGGCTAATAAATATAGAAAGTTAGGTATTCCATTAAAGATTTTAACATCACAACAATATAAACCAACTGTAATTAATTTAAACAGTAGTTTAGAACTTATTGCTAAATTAAGACAAACCTCTTTAGATTTAGTAAAACAAGACAGTAATAAATTACTTAATTCATAAAACCCAGTCGATAATAATTCTTGACTTTTTAAAGATTTTGGTGTATAATATAATGGTCTATCAGAAAAGTATACCAATATTATCCTCAGTGGTTAGCCAAGTTCTGATAGGCCGCTAATTGCTGAGGATTTTTTATTGGAGTAGAAAATGGGTAGAAAATTAACACAAGAAGAAGCTAAAAAAAAGAGTTTTGATGTTGGAGTAAGGATGGTAGGGAAATATATTAATAAAAGAACTAAAACAAAATTTGAATGTCCTTTTTGTGAGAATATTTTTGTAAATTTTCCAAGATCAGTATGGGATTATAGTGTAAAATCTTGTGGATGTATTAATAAGTATACACAACAAACTGCAAAAAACAAAAGCTTAGAAGTTAATATTAAAATGGTTGGTATATATAAAGGAAGTAATATAAAAACAGAATTTGAATGTCCAAAATGTAAAAATATATTTAGTTGTACACCTAATGCGATATGGTCACAAAGTACTAAATCTTGTGGATGTATTAGAGGATTAAAGTTAATATTAACACAAAAAGAGGTACAACAAAAAAATTTAAATATGGGAATTAATATGATTGGAGTCTATATTAATAGTCAAACCAAAACAGAGTTTGAGTGTCCTATATGTAAAAAAATATTTTATATAAGTCCAAGCGAAATGTGGTCTAAACATACTAAATCTTGTGGACATTGTAATGATCCTAGTGTTGGTGATAAATTTGGAAAATTAACTATTGTGAAGATTATTCCTGGTAAACATAGTGGTTGTCGTGTAATAGCAAAGTGTGAATGCGGTAATTCATGGACAGGTTCAGCTAATCGACTAAGAAACCATCGTACAAAATCTTGTGGGTGCTGTAATGATCCAACAATAGGTGATAAATTTAATAAATTAACAATTATAAAAATTATATCAAATTATAGAGGTGATAAAAGTAATATTGAAGCCATGTGTGAATGTGGTAAAATATGGAAAGGTAAATTTAATCAAGTTAAAAATAATAATACAAAATCTTGTGGACATTGTAACGATCCAAAAATTGGAGACAGATTTGGTACTTTAATCGTTGTTCAAGTAATACCGTCTAAATACATAGGATGTAAAATTATCGCTAAGTGTAAATGTGGACATTTATGGAAAGGGCGTTACTCTGCATTAACTAAACCAAACAATCAAACAATATTATCTTGTGGTAATTGTAAACTATATAAAAATGGTAAACTTACATCTTATATTTCCGTATCTTTAGGTAGATTTTTACCAATTTATGCTCAACATAATTATAAGTTTGATAAAAAACATATCACAAGATGCGTAGATTGGGCGTTTGTATACAAAGGCAAAAAAATAGCTTTAGAATATGATGAATGGTACTGGCACGGATATCGAATTCCAGAAGATAAAAAAAGATATAAATCATTAATTAAAAAGGGTTGGAAAGTAATTCAAATTCGTGCTCATGGTAATATTCCTACACAACAACAAATAAATGAAGCACTTTCTAAAATAGAACATGGACGTAAAAAGGTAACAATTACTTTAAAAGGGTGGGGTCAAGGACAAACTTTTATTAATAGGAAAAAGAAAGATACAATTAATAACAAAGGAATAAAATAATGAATTTAAATATTTCAGGACCAGTAAATAGTTTTGGGTATGGTAGAACGGTTTATAATTTATTAAAAGCATTAGACAAACTAGGTAATAATATAACATTTATATCTATAGGACAGCCACAGCCAGAAACAAATGAAGAAATTTCTTTATTACAAAAATTAATTAATAATCAAGATAATTTTGATATTCAGGCACCATCTATTTTAATTTATCATCAATTTGCTCTGTTACAACATTGTATAAGTAAAAACAAATATATTGCTATGCCAATTTTTGAAGGGGAGGGGTTTACACCAAGGGAAAAGGTAAACTTATCTGTTCAAGATCGTTTATTTGTTTGTAGTCATTGGGCAAAAAGTATGATTGAACAATTTTTGCCAGGAATACCAACATACGTAGTGCCCTTGGGGGTTGATACTAGTATTTTTTATAATAAAAATAAGTATGGATTAATACCATATGAAGAAAACAAACCTTATACATTCATAAATACGGGCAAAATGGAACTGCGTAAGTCCATTAATATATTATATAAAATTTTTAATTTAGCCTTTGAACCTACAGATAATGTTTCTTTAATAATGTCGGTTGATAATCCGTTTTATACACCAGAAGAATTTAATAAATGGGTTAATATTTATAAATCTTCTAAATTAGGAGATAAAATTACTTTTATTAATAAATGTCCAACTCAATCTCACCTATCTGGTATTTTTCGTCAATGTGATTGTTGTGTAGCTATATCGAAAAGTGAAGGTTTCGACCTTCCCCTATTAGAATGTTTGGCTACTGGATTACCAGCTATAGTTACTAATGTAAGTGCTCATCAAGAATATTGTAATAATGAAAATGCATTTTTAATTTCAGAAACAGAAAAAGAATTAGCAGAAGATGGCAAGTGGTTCCATTCTGAAAAATATTGGATGAAATTTACTCCAGACGCTATAGATCAATGTGTTGAATATATGAGAAAATGCTATAAAGAAAGAATAACTACAAATCCAGCCGGTGTGGAAACAGCAAAGAAGTTTTCCTGGACACGTTCCGCACAAGCCTTTATTGAAGGACTAAAATAACATGTTAATTTCAACAGTCAAATCAATCAAAGAACGATATTTAGAACATAGTGATTCTTTAGATGCTTCTAGTTATGAGGTGTCAGACCTATGTGAAGAAATTGAAAAATTACAAGAAATATTATTACAAATTAGTGAACTGGTTCAAGAACTACCCAGTGGTGTAGACTATCAAGCATCTGCGTATGATGAAAGTCCAGAAGATGTTTCTCAACATATAGGTGGACTTATTTGGAAATTAGCTAATAGAAAAATAGATTTTTAAAATATAATATTATGGATAATACCATATCAATATTTTTACCAAAAACTCAAGTTTTATTAGCACAAGATATTAATGGTTACATCGAACGTGTTAGTATAGGACCAGCGTTACAACCTTCTTATGAAATTGGATGGTGGAATGGTAGAGAAAAAAAGGTTGCGTGGTTTTATGATTGGGAATTTACAGTATGTGATAAAAACAATCCAAGGTCTATTGGTATATGTAAAATATTAGGTTTTAATGAGGAGTAAAGATGGGATCAAAAGCACCAACACCATTACCGAAAGATATAAGAAAAATTTCTCCACTACCACCCCCACCACCCAAAAAGTGTATATGTCCTCACTGTGGTAAAGTTGTACATTAGAAGTTTTTTTGTAAATAATACTTGACAAAACCCCCTGTTTGTGGTATAATATCTATATGAAATATTTATATAAAATGTGGTCAAGTGTAAAAATCCCGATCAGGATAAAGAAGCAATATTGTGAGATATAAATACAAGTTTTTGCTTTGAAATACACCATAAAAATCCCGATCAGGATAAATAAGTGATTTTTTGAATTTGAGATGGAATAATTATATAAAAACATATGCAAGAATCTAACACACAATTTGAGTCATTATCGACATATCTTACTCTATCCAAAAGGGTTATAGCAAAATTTGCTCCTAAATTTTATATCACCTTAGCTCCTGAAATGTTAAAAAGTGAAGATGCAATTAGTATGATTGCAAACGCTCTTATGAAAGCCGACGCCGCTTGGTCGCCAGATTATAGAAGTTCAAAAAATACAGTAAAAACTAAAACATCTTTACGAAATCAATACGCTATTTGGGCTATTATTAAATATTTAAAAGAAAAAAATAAATATCATCATAATTTATCACTAAGTTATAAACTACACGATAATGATGAATATAACGATTTATCTGGAATTTTAGTCGATGCAAAAAGCCCAAATCCAGTGGACGAACTTATCAAAAATGATACTAACACCAATTATACTTATATCATAAATCAACTTTTGTCAACTAAATATCTCACATCTTGTCAATCTAAATATATCAAATCTTATTATTTAGAAGAAAAAACACTACAAGAAGTCGGTAATAAATACGGAGTTTCTAGAGAGGCTGTACGACAGGGTATTTCTAAAGGATTGGATAAATTACGACAAATAGTGTAAATTTATTTTAGAATTAAAACTTAGATCAACGGTGTATAATATTGTAGACATGGATGAATCTTCAAAATATATAGTACAAATTACTGCTGTGATTACTGGTGTAGATTTAACCAGTGGTGAATATTCTGTTGTTTCATTAGAAAAGGACACTTTAATATTACCATGTGCGGAATTATCACCACAGGTCAATCGACAATTAATACTAGAACAAATATATAATAAATATGTAGATTTAGATGTTAATTGGATAATACCCAAATTAACTACTGTTATTGAAAATAAAGAGTCTATAGCGATTTTATATGAGTGTATGATACCATTAGACACACAGTTAAAAAATGCTTTTTGGATACCATTATGGAAATGTACATCTAATCCTTTAAGTTTATACATCTTGAAAAACAACATAGAATAATATGAAACTTTTAAATAAAATACTAGGTATTGAAGTACCATCTATTGAAGAAATCAAAGATAATATTACAAATAATATGTTAGAAGAAAGTCAAAATGAAATATTAAGTTATATTACTTTTGTACTAACTAAAGATGGTACTGTGAATGTACAAACAGAATGGAATAATGATTCGTCAGAATTAGCTCAAATTTATGCTCAGTTAATTTATCAGATTAATAGTGGTGGTTTAGAAGAGGGTATTAATAATGTTCTATTAAAAAACGGTGTTGAAAACGTACAAAATCAAAGATTTTTAGGAGAAGTATTTGAAAATTTACAAACATTAAAAAATAGATATAAAAATTTACCATTAATAATGCCATCTCAAGCATTAGCTGTAAAAAACTAGGGGCAGGTAATATGTCTAAATTTATTCCTAAAATAGGATGGATTAAATGGAAAAATCCATACAGTGTTGATAATAATAGTGATAATGATAATTGGGATACTCGTACCAATGAAAATAGTTTTTTACATACAGAAGAAGAAGAAGAACCAGAATCTATACAATATAATCCTGTTAAAATAGTAATGACTCCAATGGGGGCCATACCTCTTCCTGAACATTCCGCACCACAAAAAGTATTTAATTTATGGACCGCACATACTAATTTTAATATTACTAAAAATATTTTAAATTTAGTAGAAAATACAGAAGGTGTGGAAACTGTAGACGTATTCACACGTTATCGTATGCGAATAGGTATTGGACAAATGTTCGATACACAAACAACCATTCGTAATATTAATAATAATCTATATGCTATATTCATAACACCAACTACAAGTGGAACCTATGGCGAAACGTAGTTTTTCACAGAAAAGTGAATTAATCTATAATCTTCATCATTTTGCTTTAGACCCTGATACCAGAGAGGTCTTTTTAGATGGTTTTATTGATGATGAAATAGAATGTGCAATTATTAATAGTAAAAGTGCCTCAATCTTTTTAAAAAATCTACAATATTTAATTTCTTCTGATGCCACAAAACCTATTTTTATTCATTTATCATCTAATGGTGGAGATTGGCATTCTGGTATGATTATTTATGATGCTATTTCTAATTGTCCTGTACATGTAACAATGATTGTACATGGTCATGCCTTTTCTATGGGTGGTATTATTCTACAGGCAGCAGATACACGTATTATGATGCCTCACGCAGATTTATTAATACACGAAGGTAGTATGTATATAGAAGGAACATATAAAAATGCCGAATCTAATATAGAATTATGTAAAAAAACTAATAAAATTATGTTAGATATTTTTTCAGACCGTTGTTCTTCTGGTATATTTTTTAAAGACTATAAATTAACTGGTATTAGAAAATATATTCAAAGTCGTATGGATCGTAAACAAGATTGGTACTTAGATGCAGAAGAAACTGTTAAATATGGTTTTGCAGATACTATTTTAGGACAAAAACCAGAATTTAAAGATATATATACAATTATTAATAAAAATGGTGTATAATATACTAGGAAATAGGAATATTATATTTTTAGGAACAAATGGACACTTTATTATCTGAAAGGTAATAAAATGGCTAATACACTTTTTAATCCCGCCGTCGAAGGTACAACTTTTTATACTGCTGCTGGTACAGCAACATCTGGTGCTGAATTTACATCTCATAAAGTTTTAGGTGGAGCTATGATGGGTGTAACTAGTAAAACATCTCCATCTGTTGATGGTGTTACATTAGGTAAACCAGCTAGTGTAGTATATAATAACAATAAACCATACCGTGGATTTAATAACGGTATTAATAGTGTTTTTACAACCGGCTCAATTGGTTTTGTGGTTAGTGAATCAGGTGGTAAGTGTGGATTTTTAGCAATTACCGCACATGGAGGTTTAACCGCTGGTAAATTAGTACAAATTGGTCCTAGTGGATCATCTGCTGTTGCTGGTGGACCACAAATGGCCGTTAATGGTTTATATGGTATACACACAATTAGTGGTGCCGGTGCTAATGGTTTTAATTCATGGACACCCTTTATTGCTGCTTATAATGGTACTGTAGTAGAAGGTAAAATTATTGATACAACCTATAATTTTAATACTATGACAGCCGGACAATATGTTGGTCAAAAAATTACCACATTGTTAGCTGGTAAAAGTAATACTTCTCTTAAATTTGGTTCTAATGCTGGTATGTTGACACGTTCTATTAATAAAGTAGAAAGTGTAAGAACAACTAAAACATTAACAGCTTTACGTGCTGGTAGTTTTAATAGATATACTGGTAAATGGACCGCCGCTGTTACAGTTTCTAGTGATGGTGCTGTTACTAATAGTACAATTACTTCTGACAATGCAGCCGCCCCTAGTGCTTCTGCTCCTGGTCGTATTACTTTTAAAGAAGGTGGTAAACCAGCACCAACAAGTACTGCTTATGCTGCTAGAGTAACTTGGTAAGCATATATTTTTTAATAACATACGAACGGGGATGATAAGTATAGACTTAAAATCCCCCTTTTTTTAAATTAATATTACTATTGATATTTAATATTATAAATGAACGGTGAACACTGTACCACCGTAAAACGTGCTGAGGAGTAACGTTAAAGAACAGAGTTGTCACCTATTATTTAAATTATATATTAATAAAGGGGCTAATTAATGTCTGATGAACATCAACCAGTTATACAACTTGAAGGACGTGTAAGTAAACTTGAAGGTGCGATGACTACATTGGTAGAAGAAGTTAAAGAAACCAGTGTTAATGTACGAGAAATTGGCAAAGCTTTAGGAGGTTTGAAAGAACAAGTTTTTGATCGTATTAGTGTTGCTGCCGCACCTAAAACCTCTTTAATTCTTACTCTTGTAACCTTACTAATCACTATTCTTGGATTAGGTGGTACAATTATTGCTTTAATGTTATCTGGTCAAAGAGACTCTATTGAAACACTAAAGGCACAAACATATGCTTTACAAACACACCAATTGAGTAACGAATTTAAATCTGGTCAAGTTTCTGTGTGGGGAGAACAAATTCAAGAAGAATTAATTCCTATCAAACAAGAGGTAAAAGATATTAGAGCTTGGAAATTACAACATGCTAGAGATACGGCATTAGTAGAAGGTGCTAATACCGCTCAAATAGACATGTTAAAACAACAATTAGAATGTATGGCCAATAGTGGTAATTTTGATAAATTATATCAACAATTACACAAAATATCAGAAACTCAAAGTAATATGTTATTATTACATGATAAATGTACAAATTGTGAAGATAAAAAATAAGTATGTTAGAAAAAGATAGAATTTACATACCATATGCAGAAGCTCGTTTATTAATAAAAGAAGCTGATTTATTATTATATCGTGGCAATGCTTGGTATTCTTGGTTTATTAAAAAGGCTACACATGGCGAATATAGTCATATTGGTTTAGCATCTTGGCATAACGGAAAAAAAGAAAGAGCGATTTTAGAAACAGTTGAATTTCACGGTTATCGTGGTGGCGGCGTGACGACAAAAATGAGTAATCTTTTTCCTAAATTTTCTAAACAAATTGATATTTACAGATGTAGTCACATATGTCAAAAACTATTGTTTGATCCTAAAATTAATAAAGTTGTAACCACATGTACTCATTTACAAAATAAAGATATTACTAATACAATGAGAAGTTTAACAGGATTACCTTATGGATGGAAAAGAATTTGGTGGACAATAAAAAGAAATTTAGCTCTTTTTCGTTTTTTTTATAATTTGGAGGACTTGACATATGATAGTTGTCAGCCTATAATATATCCAGTCTGTAGCACAGCAATTGCATATTCTTTTAATAAAAATAATTTTGATTTAATTAGTCAACGCTCAGATTCATGGACAGCACCATCGGATATTTCAACTTCTCCACTGGTGCATTATTTATTTACAATAGTTTAAATAATAAGGAATTTTAAAATGAAATTACAAGAAGCCGCTCAACAAACCGTGTCTAACGCTTATAAAGATTCTAAACCAGCTATTTTTATTGAAATTTTAATGATTATATCTATTATTGCTGCAATTGTTGGTATTATTCAACGTTGTTCAACACCAGAAGAAGTAGTAAAAAATGCTAAAAAACCCTCTGGTAGACATAGGTGGTTAATGAAGAGAATTATGAGAAAAAAACTACCTTATGAACAATATAAGTCTGAAAACGCAAAGTTAATTAGTGGAATGTTAGATACTGCTTCTAATAGTAGTGTGGAAGATATACAACAATTATTTGAAGAGGTTAATAATTATAAAGAATAAAACGAAAGGTGATAATATGGACATCTTAGAAGAATCATCTGTCAAAGTATTAAGTTACGCATATAAAGATAAGAAACCAACCTTTGTTATAGGTTTAGCAACAGTTGCACTATTAATTAGTGCTGTGGTTATTAATTTATTAACTGTTGAACAAAAGTGTAAAGAACGTAATGTTAAAAAACTAGCACAGCGAAAATCATGGTGGAACAGAAGAAAAGTTAAATCAATTATTAAAGCACATTTAACTAAAGAACAATATGCTAATGAATCTACAGCTTTAGTTAATGGGTTGTTTGATGCAGCAGCCAATAGTAGTGATTACGATATGGACAAATTAATATTATCTATTAAACAAAAAAATCATATTAATTAAAAATAAAAGGGAAAAGGACTTATTTTGATATTCACTAATAATCATAGTGATGATATATATAACATACCACCATTGTCGCCTGAAGCTCTTAATAAAATTCATCGTTGGCTTTTCATGATCGTCAACCAATAATAAAAAAATCTTGGGATATTACATTTTTAGAACAAGCCTTTTTATGGGCAGAAAGAAGTCACGATGCTCAAACTAAACATGGTGCAGTTCTTACGACAGACGATCATCACATTATTGCAACAGGATATAACGGTTTTGTGCGTAATATTGCAGATGATATCTTGCCAAATACCAGACCGTTTAAATACGGGTTTATGATCCATTCAGAAGTCAACTGTATATTAGATTGTGCATATCAAGGCAAGTCTACAAAAAATAGTATAATGTATGTTACTGGTGAACCATGTCTTAATTGTTATCAATTAATGTATCAAGCCGGTGTTAAAAAAGTTGTTTATGGAAATAATAATTCACATATGTTAGATACAGACCTAGATTATCAAACAAATGTTGAAATCTTTTTATGGTTGGTAAAAGAAAATTTTTCAGTAAAACATATAGACTATCCAATATTAAAAAAATAATAGATTATACACTTTTTTCTTATTCATATTTGGTGTATAATAGAATGTAAAGATGTAGGAGTTATAATAAAGAAGCTAAAAAACATTACAGTTTTCATAAGCTAAAGAGACACAAAACTCCGTTTAACCATCTAACTATTTACAGGTTAAAATTTAGTCTGTAAAAGAATAAATAGTGTCTCTTAAAAAATTACATCCATCTCATATAGACATAAAGTGGGATGGATTTTTTCTTCACTACTTTTTAATCTAAGGACTAATTTTATGTTTTATGACACTCAGGAACCCACCAAAACTTTTGAATTAACAGTTAATCTCCGCAATTCTAAGGGCGAATTAACAGGAGAACGTAAAACTTATGCTAGTGACTCAGCTTATTCTATCTGGAAATATTGGATTAAACACGTCAGTAAAGTACCAACCAAGAAAAATAAAGTAGTATCTATACCATCTGCCCAAGAAGCTGAAAAAATTCTTAAAGATTTATATGCAAATAAATAATAATAAATATGGGGTTTATAAATGCCAGAGATTTTCACGTATGATGAAGCCTACCAAGCTTCTGTCGATTATTTTAATAATGATGAATTAGCAGCTAAAGTTTTTGTAGATAAATACGCATTAAGAGATAATGATAATCATATATTGGAAAAAACACCAACCGAAATGCATTGGAGATTAGCTAAAGAATTTGCACGAATTGAAAAGAATAAATTTAAAAAACCATTAAGTGAAGAAGAAATTTTTGGATATTTGGATAGGTTTAAATATATAATTCCACAAGGAAGTCCAATGTATGGTATAGGTAATAATTATTCTATACAATCTTTAGGAAATTGTTTTGCACTAGGTCATCACCCATATGATTCTTATGGTGGTATATTGTATGCAGATCAAATGTTAATACAATTATCAAAGCGTAGGGCTGGTGTTGGTTTGTGTCTTGATAATATTCGTCCTAAAGGTTTATCAACAAAAAATGCAGCTAGAACCACAGATGGTATAGGTGTATTTATTGATAGATATGCACATAGTACAAGAGAAGTTGCACAATCGGGGCGCAGAGGTGGTACACTCCAAGGATTATCTGTACACCATCCAGAAATTGAAACATTTATTAATATTAAAAAAAACACAGATAAAATAACCGGGTCTAATCTTTCTGTGATTTTTACTGATAAATTTTTTGATGCATTAGAAAATAAAACAGTTTATAAACAACAATGGCCTATTAATTCATTAAACCCCAAAATTGTTAAAGAAGTAGACGCAATAAAAATATGGAATATATTTATTAATGCATCACATGGATTTGCAGAACCGGGAGCATTATTTATTGATACTGCTAGAAAATATAGTTTATCACATTGTTATGGTAGTATAGATATTAGATTTAAAGATATAATTCCTAATGTATGTGGCGAAATATGGATGGGTTTAGACTCATGTAGATTAATGGTATTAAATACATTTAATTATATTATACAACCATTTACATCTAATGCTAAACTAGATATAAATAAATTTGCTTCACACATACAAATTGCACAAAGATTGTTAGATAATATGATTGATTTAGAAATAGAAAAAATTAATAGTATTTTACAAAAAATTGAACAAGACCCAGAACCACCACATATTAAACAAATAGAACATGATATGTGGACAGAATTTTTAGAAATTGCAAAACTTGGACGACGCACAGGACTTGGATTAACGGCTATTGGTGATACTATAGCAGCTTTAAATCTAAAATATGGTTCTAAAGAATCTATTGAAATTATTAATCTAATATTTAAGACACTTGCTATTAATTCTATGATATCTTCATGTAATATAGCTAAAGAAATCGGACCTTTTCAACTGTACAATAAAGATATAGAAAAGGATAATATATTTTTATCAAGATTATTTAAAGAATCACCAGAATTAGAAATATTGCATAATAAATATGGTCGTCGAAATATTTCTTTAACAACCATGTCTCCAACAGGATCATTATCATTATTAACACAAACTACATCTGGGATTGAACCAGTATTTTTATTAGAACACACAAGAAAATATAAAACACATAATAAAGAAGAATCTGATTATCAAGATAAGTCTGGTGATTATTGGAAAGAATACACTGTTTTACATCATGGTTTACAACAATGGAAAGATGTTACACACAACAACAATATTGAAGAATCTCCATATTATCAAGCGGCGGCAAACGATATTGATTGGAAAGATAGTATAAAAATACAAAGTACTGCACAGTACTGGATATCACATTCTATATCTAAAACTTGTAACTTACCTAGTAATACAACTCAAGAAACCATATCACAAATATTTTTAGAAGCATATAAACAAAACTGTAAAGGATTTACTATTTATAGAGAAGGGTCTAGAGATGGTGTATTAATAAATAAATCATTATCAAACCTTACTAAAGAACGCCCTAAAGAACTCCATTGTGATGTTCACCATATTACAGTACAAGGTAAAACCTATTTTGTCTTAATTGGTCTTTTAGAAAATCATGGTTTATACGAATGTTTTGCTGGAAAAAATGGTTGTATTAGTAGAGATATTAAAACAGGAACTATTATCAGAAAAAAGAAAGGTTTTTATAAAGCAATTTTTGATGATGATACAGAATTAAGTCCAATCACCAGTTTTTGTAACGACACCGAAGAAGCTATTTCACGTTTAATATCTATGTCATTACGATCTAAAGCGGACTTAAATTTAGTGGTTACACAACTAGAAAAGGTTGGTGGAAATTCACCAGAAATGCACAGTTTTGCAAAAGCTATTTCGCGGGTATTAAAAAAATATATCAAAGACGGTACAGAAATTACCGGAGAAGTTTGCCCAGATTGTTCGTCTAATTTAATAAGAAAAGATGGTTGTTGGTGTTGTTCGCAAAATTGCGGCTTTTCCAAGTGTCTATAAGTAAAAACCTTGACAAATTCTTAAATTGAGCTATAATATAATATCATGCCCAGATTTACTCGATCATTGTGTTTAAACGCCAACATGCAGCCATTGGGAGTAATTTCGTGGCGACGTGCTATTACTTTGTTTTTTATAAATCAAGAAAATCCATCTAAAGGATTAGAAGTAATTGAATATTATAATGATGATTATATTAAAACATCATATCGTTCATATCAGGTTCCTTCGGTAGTTAGATCACCTATTTATATTAAACAAAGAAAAAACACTATTACTTTTTCAAGAAAAAACGTATTTATTCGTGACGGTTTAATTTGTCAATATTGCCATAAACCTTTTCCGCCAAACGAATTAGAATACGATCATGTAATACCACGATCAAAATGGGATGAAAAATGGGGAACGCCCACAACCTATACAAATATCGTTACTTGTTGCCAAAGATGTAATAGACAAAAAGATAATAAAACATTGAAAGAATGTGGTATGAAATTATTAAGAGAACCTAAAATTCCAGGGCCTCATCAGTATATATTAGGTGTAACACCCTGGTCAACAATACCAGAACAATGGTTAAAGTATTTACCTCCTTTATATAAAACAATCTCTGAAAGATTTAACACAAATAATTAACAATGGTGTATAATCTATAGAACTTCAAATTAATCATGCCAAATTATACCTACGAATGTGTGAAAAATGATGGTGGATGTGGTCATATTTTTGAAATATATTGTTTAATTAAAGATTATCCTCCCCAATCCTTACGATGTCCTAAATGTAATCTTGTAGAATATATTAAGCGTAATTTTCAAGAAGATGTGCCGTCTACACAAATACCTCATAAAACATTAGGTAGTTTAGCTGATAAAAATACGTCGAATTTTAGTAAAGAAGCTAAAAATAATTTATGGAAAAAACATAATGATTATAGATTTAAACAACCTACTAAACTATTACCATCCGGTATGACTAGAATGCCTATGAAATTAGAGCCTCCAAAACCACGTAAAAAAAGAAAAGCTAATAAAAGATAAAAACATGAGAAGATTAGAACATAATCCAGCGGCTCCACATCAAGCTGTTATTACTGTTAATATAGATATTATGGAACAGTTACACTCTGGACAAGTCTCTGGTTTACCTATAAAAAAATTCGCCAAGGTTTATACGGTTTTAGGTAAAAATCAACAAGAGTGTGAAGAAAATTTAGCTAAGTTTATGGAAAAATTTTCAACTAATAAAACAGAAGATATACAAAATAATTCTTATACAGATGGAGATTAATAATGTCAAAAACAAAAACTCAAACACAAATTATTGATAATGAAATGGGTATAGTACCATTAGTACATAATACCGCACCGGTCATTAATCATATAATGTATTTTACTACATTTGGACAGCACGATACATTAATGGACGAAAAAGGTAGTGTTAATGAAGCTGGATATCCATGTATTATACCAGAAATGCACCAAGATATTTATTTAAGTACTAATACTTTAGCAAAAATTGTTTCCACAACCAATAAGGTCAGATATTTAATAAAAGCAGATCATTTAGGTAAATTATATAATCCATTAGGTATGTACACAGAGGGTCGCCCACATAATAAGCAGCTTAAACATGCCGGTAAAGAAGATTATTCATATTCAGAGGTAAATCATAAAGTTTTTATGTTTTATTTATCATTTTTAAAAACAAAAAATCAAGCATATTTACATAATGCAGAAAGGGAGAGGGTTTAATTATGGGTAGATTATCATTAAAAGAAAAGTATACTATTCAGGGAATGTTACATAATTCTAAAAGTGTAGAAGATATTGCTACTATTTTAGAACGTAGTCAAAAATGTGTACAAAATTATATAGACGGAGAACTATCTACTATACAAAATACTATTGTACAAACACAAATAGAACAAAATCCAACGCCTGAAAAAGTGGATATAGATAAATTGAAAAAACTACCAAAGGGTCAAGCTAAAAAAACAATGGGTTATAAAACAGTCAACAATAAGGGCGGTGTAGCTATTATGAATGCCGCAACTTCTGCTGTTGGTGATGATTTTCTAAAAGAATTAGATCGAAAGAAAATTACTAGAGGTGCAAAGGGTAATTTATATGATGCTGATGGTAATAAACTTTAATATATAGGATTATAATTATGTTAAATAGAAGATCACTAATAAAAAATTGTGTATTAAGTGGTATCTCTTTATTGTCTCTGCCAAAACTATTATATGGAGAATTAAACACTAAACAAATACTAGACGATCATTTACTCACATCTTTTGAAAATACGGTTATTACTATAATTTTACAACAATATAAAGAAGATTTATTGGCATTTAAAGATATATGTCCACAAGAAGAATATGATAAGACATTTAATTTTAAAATTGTAATAAATAACACACTAGATAAGTCTAAATGTGGATTATTATTTTATAATCATATTAGAAAACATTCTGTCGATTGGAGTCTAAAACAACATAAAAAATATAAAGTGAATATGCATCGTATTATTACAAATGCAACACGGCGTATCTATGAATATGGGCACAGTGTTACTATTAAAGAATTACAAGATTTTGACCAATTAAAAAATATAGATGAAAAATTATATAATCAATTTTCACATGATTAATTATTATTCTGATTTATATGGCTTCTCAACAAACAGATAAATCTCGTTATCCTTCTAAATATTCTCCAGGCACATTTATTACAGCCGCTCAATATATTATTGAACTATTATATACACAATATTGTTACAAACAACAACGAGAACCTTTGTTAAATTTTTGGCAATCTGACGAAGGTAAAAAGTTTTTGGGCGGACAGTTAAGAGTTACCTATAGTCTATTAAAAAAATATTCACCAAAAGCTTTAATTACAACTATAGAAGAAAAAAAAATAGACAATTTAAGAGTTAAGTGGATTTTACCTTGGATTGCTCGTAAACAAAAAACTTTAGATATAATTTCTACCAAAGAAAATATATCCTCTGAAATTGTAAATAATATACCTACCGGACCCATTACCTTTGGAACCAATACTAAAAATAAACGTAATATTCTTGATAAACTTAGAGATATAGATAATGAGTAAATCTAAAAAAAATACAGTGGATGGTGACATAAATATTAATGAAACTATTGACAAATCTTTTGCTTGTGAACAAAAATTAATTAAAGAATTTGGTGAAAATATTATTGTAGATGGTAATTATATTATTAATCAATCTAATATTGTTATACCTGTTAGTCCTAGTATAGACACTATTACTGGTGGTGTACCAGAGGGTAATTTTTTTACATTTACCGGTCAACCTAAAACTTGTAAAACATTATCGTCTTTAGATTTTGCCGCAACAGCACAAAATCCTAAATACGGTGGTGACACATCGCCTAATGGTCGAGATGTTTATTTTTATGCAATAGAAGGACGTTTGAAAAATCGTGATATTGTTGGTATTCCACATCTGAATAGAGATAAATTAAAAATTATACAATCTATTCCTGGTAAAATCTTAAATGCTGCCGATTATTTAGAAATAGCAGAACAGTTTATTAATGAAAATCCAGGATCGGTACATATTATAGATTCATATTCAGCACTATGTACAGAAGCAGAAAAAACAGGCACGATGGCGGATCAACAACGAGCAGATGGGCCGAAAATCATATCTAAATTTTGTAGAAAGGTATGTAATGTTGTTCCAGTAAACAGATGTATAGTAATAGGTATTACACATTTAATGGGTAATCCCACAGGTTATTCAGAATGGAAAGAAAAGTCTGGTCAATCTATAGCTTATCAAGTCAATGTTAAGTTACGATGTATTGGTAATAGACCGTGGACATTAACCCAAGGTGGAGTGCCAATAGGTCAAGAAATTGATTGGTTATGTCAAGCCACCGCAACTACTACTCCACCATTACAAAAAGCTACTAGTTATGTTAGATATGGCTATGGAATTGATAAACATATGGAATTGTTGGTTTTAGCATCTGATCTTGGCATTGTGAATAAAGCTGGTGGTGGATGGTATACTTTTCCTATGTTTGATAATCAAAGAGCACACGGATCAGAAAAGGCTCGTGAACTATTATTAAATACTCCTAATGGTTATGATATTATATATGATAAAATTAAGGAAATTTTGGGATAATTATGAGAGTCAAAGATTTAACTGGTCGTTTATACATCTGGAATATTAGTGGACATACTATTACTAATGCTAATGATAGAGAAGTACGTTCTGAACTACATCTAAAGGCTCGACAACTACTAAAAGAAACATTTCCAACACACACTATTTGTGAAGAAGTGCCTATTGATATAAACAGATATTCTAAAGTATTTTTAGATTTTTATTTACCACTTAAAAAACTTGCTATAGAAGTACAAGGTGAACAACATTTTAAATATACTCCATTTTTTCATTATAATGTTCAGTCTTTCATTAAACAACAACAAAGAGATAACAAGAAAAAAGCATGGTGTAGTATAAATAATATTACACTAATCGAATTTCCTTATAATCAAACAATTGAACAATGGAAAAGTAAACTAATATAATGGATGAAAATACTGTAATACCAAAGACCGCTAAAGAAAAACTATCTTTTACAGATAATTTACTTAATGAATACGAAAAGCAGTTGGGTTTACCACCGTGTAAATCACCCGGCACAGAAGAAGAATTACAATCATATTTATCAATGGGTCGAGAGGAAATAGAAAAACTGACACCAGAAGCCGCCTCATCTATTATATGTAGATTGGCTCAATATGCTTTTTATTTAAAAAGAACATATAATGTTGAAAAATCCCGAGTAATTTGGGCTAAACAACAACTAACTAATATTATTGCTTCTAAAATAGATAGTTATGATAAGTGGATAAAGTTTGATGTTAAGGTGGCTCTTATTACTAAAGAAGATAGTTATGCTCAAAACATATCAAAAATCTTAACTTATGCTGAACAAAGAATGACTCGCACAGAATATCTTGCAGATTTTATTAAAAATATTAGTGATAGTGTAAGAGCTATTCAAATGACTAAAGTACAAATGCTTAAAAATAAGGAATATTAAAATGCCATTAGATGAAAATGATCTTAAACTTATAGAGGGTTTAATAGATAAGATAATATTAGCTAAGATACCGGTTAAAAAAGTACGTAAAAAAAGAGTGGTTAAAAAATCGCCGTCTAAAGTAAAACCTAAAAAGATATCAAAATCCGCACAAGGTACACAACAACCATCAAATATTATTTCTTTAGTTAATACATCACGTCAATCTACATCTTCTGGTAAATTAGATTCTGTATTATCATCTAAAGGTAGACAGTGTAGATCAGAACCATTTGTTCCTCTTGCTGATAGACCTAATAATTTTTTAAATAGTAAAGATGCTCAATTACATAAGAAGGATACTAAAATAGATAAATTATTATCCAAAGGAATACAACCAACCTTACGCCGCGACCCTACTGTATTATATGAAGTACAATGTAAACAGTGTGGTTCTATTCATATTGTTTCTGGTAATATGATTTTAAAAGACCAGGATACACAAGAAGTCAGTTATATATGTGATAATTGTATAAGAAGGTAATTAAATAAGATAATAAATAAATGTCAATAATTCTATCTGATGTGGCTTCTGAGAGGGCAGTTCTAGCTGGTATAATACGTTATGGTGCTGATGCTTATTATGACGTGGCGGACCTGATATCTGATTCGACTTTTAACAATGAGAGTAATAAGCTAATCTATAGATGTATTGTACATCTTATTCAAAGTGATAATAATTTAAAAAAAATTGATCTTGCTCTTATTTTTGGGGCGGCTGGTGAATTAGGTTTTAGTTCTGTTTTATCTAAACCTATCGAGTCCCAACATTTACAAGCAATATGTGATTTTCCTATTGCTCTTGATAGTACTAGAAAGTTTGCTTCTAAAATTAAAAAATTAGAAATTGCTAAACTTTTACATGGAAAATTAGAACAAGCACAACAGCAGTTGCTTGAAGTAACAGGTGGAGAATCTGTAACACAAATTTTGAGTATGGCTGAAAATGCTGTTTTTGATTTTACTTCATCTTTAAATGACACATCTGGTGAAGAACCCCAATTATTCGGCGATGGAGCTAAAGAACATCTTATAGCACTGGGCAACAATCCTGTTACAAATATAGGAATTCCAACATGTTTTCCTATTTGGGACAAAGCTACTAACGCTCTAAGGCCGGGTACTATTAGTGTAATTGGAGCTAGAATGAAGGTTGGTAAAAGTATAATTTCTAGTAATGTTGGCACATATGTTACAATCACACACGGTCTTCCAGTGCTGTATATGGATACCGAAATGTTAAAAGAGGATCATCAATATAGAATTATTTCTTCTATGAGTAATAATGTACCTATAGATGCTATTGAAACTGGTCAATATGCTAAATATACACATATGAAACAAAATGTATTAGATATTGCTGAGAAACTAAAAACTTTGCCATATTATCATAAAAATATTAGTGGTAAACCATTTGAAGAACAGTTAGCTATAATGAGAAGATGGTTAATGAAAAACGTTGGTATAAATACAGATGGAACTGCGAAACAGTGTTTAATAATATATGATTACTTAAAGTTGATGAATAGTAGTAGTATATCAAATAATATTGCTGAATATCAAGCCTTAGGATTTCATATGTCGGCACTTCACGATTTTGCGATACGTTATCAACTACCTATATTATTAACAATTCAATTAAATAGAGATGGTATTAATAAAGAATCTACTGATGTAGTAGCTGGTTCAGATAGAATAGCAACATTATGTAGTAATTTAAGTATTTGTAAATATAAAAGTGACGAAGAAATAGCAGAAGATGGTGTTAAAAATGGAAACCGCAAAATGGTGCCAATTATAAGTAGGTATGGTTCTCTATTAGATAGTAAAGATTATATTAATATGTATTTTGAAGGACAATTTGGACGTGTTACAGAAGGTAAAACAAAATTTCAACTTATGAAAACACACCAAGATAAAAATGATGGTTTTGTAACTTCGGATAATGTACAACAAGATTATTTGTAAAAATATGAACAAATTTTTCAAATTGGTGTATAGTATATTAGCAAATACTGTCATAGCTAAATTAATACATACAATAGAACTATCTGGTCGATCATAAGCTGTGACAGGTTTGCCGACTTGATAGTTCTTTTTTTTATGGATATAGAATATGAGTAAAAATTTAACACAAGAAGAAGCAGAACAAAAAAGTTTGGATGTTGGAATTAAAATGATTGGACAGTATGTTAATACTAGAACTAAAATAAAATTTGAATGCCACTATTGTCAAAAAATATTTGTCTGTAATCCTAATAGTATTTGGCAACAACATACCAAATCTTGTGGATGTATTCAAACTATAACACAAGTACAGGCAGAACAAAAAGGTTTAGATGTCGGTATCAAGATGGTTGGAAAATATATTAATTGTGATACTAAAACAGAATTTGAATGTCCGTATTGTAAAAAAATATTTTTAACTACACCATATAGTATTTGGTCAAAAAATACTCAATCTTGTGGATGTATTCTAGGCTTAAAAAAGATTTTAACACAACAACAGGCAGAACAAAAGAGTCTAAATGTTGGTGTTAAAATGATTGGCCAATATATTGGGGCACAGACTAAAACAAAATTTGAATGTCCTTTTTGTCAGAAAATATTTGTGTGTAAACCTTGTAAGATTTGGCAAAAACATACTCAATCATGTGGAAATTGTAATACTACAAGAAATGGTCAAAACACATCTTATAAATCCTTATCTTTACAAAAACTACTACCAATCTGTGCCCAACACAATTATTATTATGATAAACCTAAGTCTCGAAAATGTGTAGACTGGGCCTTTGTTTATAAAGCTAAAAAAATAGTACTAGAATATGATGAATACTATTATCATGGACATAAACAAAAAGAAGATAATAAAAGATATCAACAACTAATACGTAAAGGTTGGAAAGTAATACAAATAAAAGCACACAACAATATACCAACCCAAGAACAAATTAATTCTGCTCTTTCTAAAATAGAAAATGGTCGTAAAAAAGTAACAATTACTTTATCAGGATGGAATAGTGGACCCACAATTGCTGATAGACATAATAAATTAAAAGTAGCATAATGTTTGATATTAATAAACTCAACATATTATCAGAAAAAATAGTCTCACGATTAGACGAAATATTAGATTGTCTGGGTGTGAGAGTAAGAAAATGTGGAAATAGTTATAGACAAAATGAGTGTGTTATCCACGGAGGAGATAATCCTACAGCATTGGTTATTTATGAAAATGAAAATCAAATGCCGGTTTGGAAGTGTTTTTCACATCATTGTGAACAGTTTTTTAGTTGTTCGTTAGTTGGTCTGATTCGCGGCATTTTATCTCACCAGAAAAATAATTGGACTTATCCAAATGATGAAATGGTTAGTCTGGCCGATACGATTAAGTTTATTGAAAATTGTTTAAATGAAAATTATGAAGATATAAAAGTCAATATTGAAGAAGCTGAAAAGGCCGAGTTTATTCGTTTGGCTCAAATATACAAAAATAAATCTCCTATTATTTCAGATGTATTAAGAGAAAATGTAATTAAAACATTAGAAATTCCGGCTCCATACTTTTTAAATAGGGGTTTTTCAGCAAAAATATTAGAGAAGTATGATGTAGGACTAGATGTAAATCCACATTCTAACACATATAACAGAATAGTAGTACCTGTTTACGATAATCAATATCAATATGTTGTCGGTAATACCAGTCGTAGTATATATGATAAATGTATAATGTGTAATACATATCATAATCCACTTGATAGATGTCCATTAAAAGAAGATAAATCTAAATTTATGAAGTGGAAACATTCATATGGTTTTTCAACTAAAGATCATCTATATAATTACTGGTACTCTTATAATCATATCAAACAAAACAAGGTTGTAATACTTGTTGAAAGTCCAGGTAATGTGTGGCGGTTGGAAGAAGCAGGAATATATACTAGTTTAGCCACATTTGGTTCTTCATTAAGTTCTTATCAACATTCCCTATTAAATCGTACAAACGCCCTAACTGCTATTTTAGTCGCCGATAATGATAGTGCTGGTTTAAGATTTATGGAACAGCTTGACAACAAACTGAAAAACACCTATAATATAGTTAAGTTTGTGCCAAACAAACCAGATATCGGCGAAATGACCGTAGATGAAATTTCTAAAGAATTTTTACCATTATATCAAAACTGTGTATCCAAGTGTAAATTTTAGTTAATTTTATGATTATTTTATTCACCGACAAAAAAGATTTCAAACAATCTCTATTATCCAAACTCGACAATCCATCAGTATTTACAAACTTATTAGATTTACAAATGTTTTTATCTAATAAAAATAATGAATGTACAATTTT